AGCTTAAGATTCGTAAGGTTGAGGGTTACCCCAATTACGATAAGTCTGAATTCGACTCTCCCGCACCACTGTTCGATGATGACGATAAGCTTGAAGCAGTTTGGAAACAGGAGCATTCCCTTCAGGAACTCGTGGATCCAAAGCACTTTAAGTCGTATGACGAACTCAAGGCACGTCTCAACAATGTTCTGGCCCTAAATGCTCCGGCAAAGGTCCGTGGTGTTGAACTTGACGAGGAAGAGTATAAGGCTCCGGCCCCAGCCTTCCAGGCGGCAGCTGCTCCAGCTGCTCCAGTTGCTTCGGCAGCCGTCGATGATGATGACGAGGATCTGGCTTTCTTCAAGCGGCTTGCTGAAGAAGATTGATTGGTGGGAAAGGGGGCTCTCGGGTCCCCTTTCTTTTTATCTAGCTACTTTAATTGGTGCGTTTGTTTCTTTATATCCAAAACGGCTTAGATAGTATTGCACACTATTTCTGTCAATCATTGTAGGTGCATTTTGTACAGCAGTCGAACCAGCCGCGCTGATATTCGGTGGAGATACTGTCAAACGCGGTGCAGGTTTGTTTGCATCGCTTTTTATTTTAGCAATTTCTGCAGTTTGTACAGCCGCTTCATTTGAAATGAGTTTTGCAAAATCAGGAGCGGCGGTTGTAAGATCGCGAGCAACCCCAGGTCCGACAACCTTTCCGCCAATAGTACCAATAAATTCTGCCATGTTTGTAAGAGTTTTATCGACAACCTCGCCGCCTTTATTCACAACTCTTTCAGCCACCGATTGCCTAGCAGTAACTTCTCCTTGTTCAGGAGAAAGACCCTTTCCGCCGAACTGAAAGTGGCCACCATGAGTGCCTTTATATTTGTTTTCTACCCACCCATACTTAGCACCGTGCTTTTTTATCCAAGCGTTTGATTCACCATGAATGTCCATAGCAAGGCCACTTAAATGAAGTGATCTTGTCGCAGGATTATAACCCTGCTTTTTCATTTCTTCTTGATACGCACGCGTTCTTTTACTGCTCGTAACGTCGCTCGGCTTTACCACGCCATTCGAATCTATCATCATCTTATAAAAAGCTTCAGCGCCTTCTTTAGTGAATACTACAGGACGCCCTCTTTGATCGTTGGCGCCAGCAATACCCCATCCTTCTCCAGTAGAAGGATGGCTAACTTTAATCACTTTACTTGAAGGCGACTTTGCCGCTGATTCCTGTTGTCCAGACTGGGCACTTGGTGCTGATTTCCCGCCCGCCCAACTTGGTGCATTTCGTTCCCACCAACTTCTATCATCTTTTACTTGCTTAGAACTTGTAGCTGGTTTAGATTCTTGGGTCGGACCTGCTGTTACAACCGGTTTCTTATAATCACCCGCTTCAGCTTGGCCTCTCAGCGATCCGGCTGGTTTAGCAGGCGGCGGAATCGGTTTTGCATCAACGGGAGCCGGTGGAGGTGGTGGAGGGTTCGTAACACCGGCTTCCGCTTGACCTCTGAGAGTTCCGGCAGGTAATGCTGTTGGAAGCGCCGTGGTTTCTATTGATTCTTCTTCTGGTTCGTCTGGCAAAAAACCATTAAAAAACGAGGTAATCTCTTTTACAGTGTCTGAAATGAACGTCCCGGCTTCAACAGTAAAATCTACAACACCTTTAATTGCGTTCATAATAGGATCATATGCCAACAAACCAATACCTGCAAGCGCCAGAAATCCAAGTCCGCCTTCTTCTGAGCCGTGAACTTTTTCTGCGTCTTTGAGTTTTTCTAATCGGCTTTGTCGCTCTATTCTATCTTCTTGCTCATTCAATTTATTATTTTGATATGCAATTTTTTGATTAGTTAGCTTTTGTTTAAACAAGTTGTCCATTATAGAAAGTTGATCTATAACGGCAACTAGTTTTTTAGAGTTTAATTCTGTTTTTTGATAAGAAACTGCATCGTCGTTGGCTGCAATTGGTTTTGCAGCTCTTTTAATATCACTTTCATTAAGTAAAACAGAACCAACGATGCCAAAAGATTTAGCCGTGTTGGTTGTGTCGATGGCAGTGATAAGAACCTTTAATGCCATTATGATGCCAGTCTATAGTGCCCGAGATATTTTTCAATCCCGCCAGTACCAGGATAGTTTGGATCAACAACAGAAATAGATCCGTTTGGAGAAATAGACTTTAAAGCACGAGCAGCCGGCGGTATATTGGCAGCTGCGGTGTTAGTCTTTTTCTCACCCATCGCAATTTGATTTTGAATTTTACTAGACTCTTCAGAAATGAGTTTTGCAAAATCTGGTCCGGTTGTAGTAAGATTTCTTACTTTCCCTGGGCCTAAGATTTTCCCGCCAAGAGTTCCAATAAACTCGGCGACGCTTGTTAACATTTTATCGGCAGCATCTGCAGCAGTATCAGCAGCTTGTTGTAATGGACTATCAGATGAAGCAGCTGGACTCATTGGAACACTATTAGTTCCTTTAAGAGTTCCTTCCTTTTTCAGGATATCCATTCTTGCTTCTTCAAAAGAACGAGGATCGGATCTTTGTCCTGTACCTCCATATGACGGAATATAGTAAGCCCATTGCTTATTTAGAGTACCTGCTTTATTGGCTTGATCATAAATCGCCTTAGCAGCTTTATCTTGTGTTGCCGCATTAAAAGTATCAGTTAATTTAACTACGCCTTGATCAACCAGACCTTGTAGTGTTTTTGACACAATTTGATAAGCGCCCATGGCACTAGAATTCATACTTCCAGAATTAGGAATTAAAACGTTTCTTCCGAACCATAATGCCTCGGCAACAGTAAGTTGTGATAGCTTTCTACCATTGAAGTAGTCTTCTGGTTTTCCAAATTTGCCATAACCCAATACGACATCGTATGGCGACTGGCCAGCTGTAGAGGCTGATTGAGTTCCTGATGGAGTAGGTGCAGCAACTTGTTGTCCTCCCTTTAACTCTTCAGCCATCTTAGATGGTTCATAGGCCCCAGGATCTGCTTGTATTCTTTTTGTTGCTTCAACAGCAGCGGCGTTTCTTTTATCGCCAGGACCATACGCATTTAAAATATCTTGGTATTTTGAAGGAAGCGCGTTTGGTTTATATGTTTTGCCATCGGGAAGAGTATAGCCTGTAGTCCATCTGCCAGATTCATCAAGAACCGGTTTCATGCCATACATCTGTTCCAATTCTTTTCTTGCCTGCAACGGTTCCATCGCAGTATTTTTCATGAACTTGTCAACACCCCACACAATAGCACCAGCCGCGGCCAGCGCAGCGGCAATTGGTCCGATCGGAAGTGCTCGTGCAAGTCCTAATAAACTCTTTATATTCTTTAAGAAAGAAATTCCTCGTAGCCATTTCCAGGCTGAAGAAAACGCTTCAAAGGCTGTGACCAACCCCTTGAGTAATGCATCTAGTCCTAATTTTCCAAGACTGCCAAGCGCACTTAGAATACCGGCTACGATGCCGCCACCGGGTTTTTGGTTATCGTTTGCTGCACCGTATCGCTTTCCAAGTTCTTCGAACGTACTGTTTTGTTCAACTTTTGCTTCTCTGGCAGCAAGAGCATTTTCTTCATATACTCTTCTGTCAAAGTCAATTTGCTTCTTTAGAGTACCGTTGATTGATACTAAATACTTCACAACATCGGTCAGAAGCTTTTCAGTATCATTCGTTTTTGCTTTGTACGTGCTTTTAGCCTGAGCCGCTGGTAGTGTTCCAGACCCGGAAACCCGCTGTTTGGCGGCGGTACCGGCCAATCCGAAACTAGCATAAATTACATTCGAGTTTTCTTGGCTTATCTTATCTTTTGAAGAGAGCATAGCAGAAACACCCGACGCCAGGCCAGTTACTGCTTTAGATCCGCCTGTAAGAGCACCTTGTACGGCGTCTAATAATCCTGCCATTACTTCTTTCTACTCTCTATTTCTTGTCTCTGCTTATCTAAAAATTCCATGAGCATATCGACATAAAGATCTCTTTCATAAGGAATCAAATTTTCAATCTCTGTAATAGAATATTTATGATGCTGAGCCAGAGAAAATACCATCGAGTAGTATCTTGCTAGGTTTGTATGGCTCAGCCCCACATAAAAAAATCCTTGAGATTTGTTAACTCAATCTCCCTATCATTCCCTAGGGAATTTTTATACTTGATAGTGTGATGAAGTCTTGGAATGCTTTCAAAGAACTTTCTGATCTTTTCAAACGTCGAGACGTCCAAGTTATCTAGGAACTCAGAAATTTCTTTCTCTGAATAATCTGTTGCTGGATATACATTGTCCGCGTCGTAGATCACGTCGATGCAATTGACAATGAAGAAGGTCATGAGCTCTACCTCGTTTGTGATATTGCCCATTTTATCGGTGATGTCTGCAGTAGGGTACCGCATCATCATTCCTACGTCATCATTAATTTCAATCTTAGAATTTACTTGATCTGGCATACTTACTTCTACATCATCCAGATTTAATTCAAAATCATAAATCTTTTCGTCTTCAGTATCTTTATAAGATAGCTTGATGATGTTATTCACCGATCGCGATCTCAACTTTAAGAACAAATATTCTAAGTCAAAGATAGCAAGATTATCGATATTCACTTCACTCTGAATACAGTTTCCAAGAATTTGCTTGATTGCCCTAATAATTTCAGAATCGTTTCCACTCTGCTGAGCAACCAGCAAGATTTTCTCTTCCTTTACTAGGAATGGTCTAAACATAACTTTTTGCTGAGTCGAAGGAATTACAGCATCAAAAAGAGGTTGATCAATTTTTGGCAAAGTCATTTCAAAAATACTCCATTAATTAAATTTCAGTTCCACTAAGATTTTTAGTAGTTATTGTTCCGGTTAAATTGCTTGCGCCTGTAGATTTTTGTGCTCGGTTGTTTATAGCGTCTGGTGAAGTTGCTCCTATAGAATTTTGAGGATTCAATCCAACACGGCGACTATAGTCTTTTTTGTTTTTCTTTTGCTTTTGTTTTTCTGCAGCTGATGCAGCTGCGTCGGCTGCAGCTTGTGCTTCAAGGACTGTTTCTAGTTTTCCGTTTAGTGCTCGCGGAGTAAGTGTCGTCATATTAGTAAATGCAAATGTCACAGTAAGCTTTTGTACTTCGTTTTCTTGTGTCCAAGCCAAATTTTGAGATTGAATATTCATTGGAAACACATCATAAAGAATATACTCAGTAACCGTATTTAACTCACGATCATAAACTCTAATACGTACGTTAGGACAAGTATATTCGTCCTTGTATCCTACTTCATAGCCAAGGTAGTTGTTTAATCCTGGGCGATCACTTACATTTTTTAAACTGCTAATTCCGGAAGTTTCATACAATACAATTGTATTCATCCACTGATGGAAGAAGTCAATTAGTTCGGATCTTTTATCGACTAGCCAAGTAAGAGTCAAATCGTTAAACTGCATTCCATACGGAACTTTTTCTACTGGGCCATATCCATATCGTCTAATGTTTTCTTCTTCTAAAACTTGTATGGTCGGAAGTATAACAGATTCACAACGGAAAATTAACTTATTAGAATTATACCTTACAAATTCTGATAGTGGAGCATTTGCTTCAGACCCCAGTCTGAACGGAGCAAATGTCACCAGATAACTGTGTGACGGCAAAACTTCGTTTTTATTCAGTTCTGATCTAAAATTGGCGATGTTGAAGCTTTTTCTTCCGCCAGTAACGAGGATCTCGTCTTCTAGGACAAACGGATCAGTTCTAAACTCGGCTGTAGCTTTTGTTTCTTCGTTCTGTGGTGCCTCAGACATTACTTTCTAATCCCTAGCATTCTCTTTGAATCGTTCCATACCTGAGTCTTTGACTTCTTGGCAAAACGTTCTGTTGGTAAGAAGAGAGCAATGTCCCACTCAGAAGGATACACATACATGAAACGTGAACGTACATGCTCATCTAGATAGTGCTTTACACAAGGAGCAAAGAATCGCATCTTTGCAATGCTCGTGAGAAGCTGATAGTTTAATTTGATCTTGGTTGACTCGTCATAACGAGTGTTGTTGGCATAATCATACAGAGCATCCATTAACTTTGCTCTGAGCTGTGGTGGAAGATAGTGAAGGTTGATTCCATAGAATCCACCAGGAACTTTACGAAATGGAAAGACCAGAGGAAACCTGTCATAGTACGGTAGTTCCTCTTTCCACTTTGGATCATAATTGAACATGTACATCGAGCCAACGATCGGGCGATTTGTCAATCGGCTTTGATCGCCCTTCATCATTGTACGTTCGTTGACAGTTCTCATCTTACCGGCCGTTTCACGAAACCAATCGCGTGCTCCCTGTGTACGCGCCGGAATCTGTCCGGAACGAACGCCTTGAGTAATGATTGTATCAAATATAGTTGCCACTAGAATTTCAGCCCTAAATGATCTTCTGTTAGTATCTCGAAATCCCAGCCACGGTCTTTACAGAATTCTGTGGCTGCTTTCCATTTGGCTTCGTTTACGCCCCACGTCATCACTTCGTTGATATAACGCTTGTTTGGTTTATTTATTACCTTCGGTGGGACAGTCTGATGCTTTGGCTTGATTTCGATCAGTGCACACTTCGTCTTGCCGTTTGGCATTTTCTTTTTAATATAAAAGTCGACAAAGTATCTGTGTATTCGATTGTCGATAGGAGAGCGATAAGGAATTACGTGTTCCTCACTTGCCCATTCGACTATGTTTGGATCTTTATCTAATCGAGACATGTAAACGAGTTCCCATCTCGAACGGTAAACAATGTTCGTGGGATCGCCTCTATACTTTGAAGGGTTCAATGGTTTGAAAAAGCCTTTGTATGCCATGATTCTATTTATAAATAAAGAGAGAACTTTTAAAAAGAGAAGCTGATGGCCCTTATCAAACTCAATATTAACAACTTCAAAAAAGACCTAGGTGGTATTGCTAACCGGCTAGTTGATAGTGTTGTGAATAAAGTAGAGCAGAAACTAGAAAATGCTGTAGAAGATGCATTTGCAAAAGGCCTTAAAAAAGTTGGTCTTTCTGATAATATCGCCGGCGAGCTTTCTGCAAGATTTGGAGACGCGTTCTCTGTTGGTCAGGCCGATAGATTCTTTGGAACATCTACGGCAGAACAGAATAGAGTTTCTTCAAGAGACTGCGTGGATAATATCCTGAACCGCGGTGCTGAAACTGTGGTTGATGCGCAACGATCGATTAATAGTAAAGTTCAAGCAAACGAAGGTCTCCTTCAATTTCCGCCAGATGTTGGCGAATATTATATGCTTATGAAGTTTACAGAATACTCTAGACCAAGTCCACAAACCGTTGCGGTTCGTAAAGCGCTTAAGAATTTTATTCTTCCGGTTCCTCGAGAACTAAAAGAACAGTTTGCAAATAATATTGATCCAAAGGGGACTGGTGTTTTAGCTGGCGGATTGGCTGACATCGGTACTGATATCTTTAGAGGCGGTGAAGGTGGAGGAGACAGAGCTAAGAATCAACTCGCTGCGCTGGCGTATGCACAAGGTGTTCAAATGGCTGGCCAGTACGGAGATCTACTTGGTCAGTTTGGCGGAGCAGTTCCGAATCCTCACTTGCAAGCAATTTTCTCCGGTGTTCAAATGAGAACACACAGTTTTCAGTGGACATTTTCGCCAAGAAATGCTCTTGAGAGTCGACAACTTCAGCAAATTATCTATGAACTGAAAAAGTATTCACTTCCTGCTTTTAGCAATCTTGGCACAGCTGCTCTTCAATATCCGCCTCTGGTCGATCTTGAATTGTATCCATGGAAGAAAAATGGAGAAGATCTTATTGTATTCAAACCATGCTTGATTCAAAATATTTCTGTAAACTATTCTCCACAGGGGTTGCCAGCATTCTTTAGAGGAACTAAACAGCCAACGTTTATTCAAATTTCAATTGACTTTATGGAAACAGAAATTCAAACTGCATATGATTATGGAACAAAAGTTGGTGAACGCAATGACCAAGCAACCAAAATCTATGAAGAGTTAAAAGGCGCGGCAAGTGAAAAGTTTCCAGGATTGACCGGTGCAATTAGCGAAGCAGTAGATTATGGAACCAAATTAATAAACACAGCCAGCGCAGCAGCAGATAAGGCTAACCAATAATGTCTAGATATTTTTCGAGATTTCCTCTTGTAGATTATAATGGTGCTCCTGCTAAAAACATTTTAGCACGTGTTGACTTTACAGACGAAGCGAAGAGAGACATCTATTCAAATTTTGATTATGTGATTCAAGACGATTTGATTCGGCCTGATTTTCTTTCTTACACATACTACGACTCATCACAATATGACTGGATGATCTATCTTTCAAATAGCGTTATAGATCCATACCATGATTATTATTTGAGCGCAGACGATTTTGAAAAATACATTATTGGAAAGTATGGAACACTGGCATCAGCTAGAGAAAAAACTTTATTTTATAGAAACGATTGGGCTGCAGACGAAAGCTTAATCACAGAAGCCACTTATGAATCTCTTGAAGCTTCAATCAAAAAATATTGGAAACCACGCCTTGGTGCTAACAATCAAATTGCTGGCTATGAAAGAGTGAAAGAAGACTGGACAGTAAGTACTAATAAAATTTTAGAGTTAGTCTTATCGGCCAATGTCGCTGCTTTTGATGCTGGTGATATTATATCTCAGTCATCTACTGAAGCACGGGCAACAGTTGTTTCTATCGATACTACAAGAAATTCTGTCATCGTCCAGCACGTAGAAGAAGAGTTTGAAGTTTCTGTTGGTGAAGGTCTATTAGAAATAAACACACTCAAAGTTAATATCCCAACGACAGAAAATGCTTTTTGGAGTAGGGTAAGTGCTTATGATTATGAGCAAGAAAAAAACGAACTGAAGAGATACATCAATCTCATCAAAAAATCGTATCTTCCGGAAGTAGAAAAATTGTTTATAGAGCAACTTAAATCATGAGTTCAAATGTTGTAATGCGTGAAGGAAAGTTTAAACTAAAAACGTTTGAACTCACTACACCTATCGATTGTAAAACACTTAAACTTGCACCGTATTGTGCGAGAGCCGACATTTATGAGAGTGTTCTAGAACCAACAGTCGTTGCAGAATTTATTATTACTGATAAAGTAGGAATCTTTAACCACTTTAACTTTTTAGAACAACGTATTAATATTGAGTTCACTACATATGAAGATAACGATGACGCAAGTGTAAAATATACTTTATATCCTATTTCTGTTGACCCGGCAGAAACATTACCAGATGACAAAGGTATCATATACAAACTTACTTGTGTATCTAAAGAAGCAATCAAATCAACACAAATCAAAAACATTCCTCTTGTAAGGAAAAAAATTGAAAGCGAAACTATTGTTGATGCTCTCTTACAGCTTGTAGAAACAGACAAGAAGTATTTCTTTGAAAAAACGCGTGGGCTTCAAGCTTGTAATTTTACTGAGCTGACTCCATTTGAAGCAATTGATCAAATAAGACTTAAGTCTATGTCCAGCAAGTACAATGGACACTGTTTCTTATTCTATGAAAACAGTAAAGGCTATCACTTTAAAACCTTCGAAGGTTTGATTGATGATGGAAAGAAAAAGATTGGTGACAAGTATTTCACTCAAGTAGCTCTGGCCGACGTATCTGTTACTGGATCTCGATGGAGAAATATTCTTGGGTTGAAGGTGATTCAGTCCGGAAACCAAAACGTAACACGATTGCTGGGCGGCGGTAAAGTTTTAATTAAGAGAAAGAATATAATTACCGGCGAGATCGAACCGTTTACAACAGATTCATCTAAGATAGAATTTGTTTCTTTGAACAAAGGATCATTGAGTCAGAACTTGACATCAAAGAAAGAACTTTCGAAAGATGAAGGCAGAATCGAATTAGTTTATTTTGATCCATCGGTTGAAACTGTTGAACAAGCCGAAGCAAAGTCGCTTCGACCATATTATCTTTCGTTTCTTTTTAATACTGTTGCACACATCACCGTGTATGGTGACAGCACACTTACAATCGGCGATGTGATCACATGTGATATTCCTGAACACACTGCACTAACGCTCGGTGAGGAAAGACCATTTGTTGAGAGCAATGAAATGCTAGCAGGTAACTACCTAGTAACTAAGTGTCGCCATATTCTTTCCTTTAATGAAGGTGCAGAATATATGCAAGCGCTTGAGATTGTGAAAGATGGGTATGGCGGTGAAATGCCAAGGCCTACTAAATAGGAGATATCATGAATATTCAAAAGTGGTTTGAAGGCGAAATTGTAGATGTAAACGACCCTGAAAAACTGGGACGTGTAAAAGTAAGAGAGACGCTTGGCCATAGCAACAGAGTAGAATCTGAAGATTTGTTTTGGTCACATGTTCTTATGCCGCCAACCGGAGCAAATGCCAAAGGTGCTGGCGTTGCGCCAGTTGGGTTAACAGAAGATTCCAAGGTAATCGGATTTAGAATCAACGAAACTCTTTCCTATGTCATAGGCTCTGTTGCCTACGTACCAAATGAAGCAGACCATTCTTTATCAAGACATGCCAGAGGTGTTGGTCCAGTTCAAAAAGAATATATCGAAGAGCTTGGTGAAAAGAGAACGGCATATGCGGCAAAGTATCCACATAATAAGACTATTACCACAACATCTGGTCATGTTCTAGAGCTTGATGATACGCCAAAAGCAGAACGTATTCATGTGTATCACAAGTCAGGAGCTTATGTAGAGATCTTTCCGGATGGATCAATCGTAACCAAATCGATGAAAGACTCTGTGAGCGTTACTATGAACGATCACTCGATTAGCGTAGTGAAAGGCGATCTACAGATTGTAGCAAATGAAGGTAAGATTCAAATCAACTCTGATGGAGATATTGATCTTGTCTCGAAGTCAGGTGTAGTGAATATTGCCGGCACCGAAGTTGGAATTACTGGCAATCTATTCATCGAAGGCGATGTTGAGATTGAAGGAAAGCTTGATGCTACTGACGAGATCACATCTGATAAAATTAAATTGACCAAACACAAGCACTCGCCGAAGACCGGTTTACCGACTGAATAAATATTTAAAAAGAGAGTTCAATGGTAGATATCACACGTATCGATAAGATAACGCGTACTGATAAAGCTTCTGAGAAGAAGCCTTATTATAGTGACTTCTACACGAACTTCAATGCTCACCCACAGAACAAACGGCTTGTAAAATACACCAATGAAAATTCTGTAAAAAGAGCTGTTCGCAATTTAATTCTTACCGAACCGGGCGAAAGACTTTTTCAACCAGATATTGGGTGCAAAATCAGAAGTTTGCTTTTCGAAAACATGTCTGATATTACAGCGATGCAATTAAAAAATGCTATTGAAGAAACAATAAGACTACACGAAAAGCGTGCTAGGGTAATCACGGTAGAAGTTATTCCAAATGAAGATCTTCATACCTATGACGTATACATTATTTTTGAAGTAATAAATAGTATCACTCCTATTGCCCTCAACATCACTTTATATAGAGCAAGATAATGGCCGCCAATTCAAGTATCATTCTTACACAACTTGACTTTAACGAATTCAAAAGTTCGTTAAAAACTTATCTTACTGCACAAGATGAGTTCAAAGATTATGATTTTGATGGAAGCAATCTTTCTGTTTTGCTCGATGTACTTGCTTATAATACATATCAGAATGCATTTTATCTGAATATGATTGGTAACGAAATGTTTCTTGATAGTGCACGTCTTCGTGACAGTGTAGTTTCGCACGCAAAAGAGTTAAACTATCTTCCTCGATCATTTACTTCAGCTACTGCAAAAGTCCAACTGAGAATTACTCCAACAGATTCGAATAAAAATTCTATTGTTATTCCAAAGGGAACCACATTTATTTCTCGTGTGGATGATTTTACGTATACATTTAGTACAAATGAAAACATAGTAATTACAAATAAAGTAAATGGAACTTTTGTAAGTGAAACCATTACTATTTACGAAGGCAATTACTTAAGTGACACCTCTGTTGTTAACTATAGCAATCCTTTAATCTATAAAATCAGCAACAGAAATGTAGACATTTCTAGCATTAGCGTTACAGTGCTTGAGGACAACGGTTCTACAACACTTGAATATTCTCGTGCAACTTCGCTTTTTGGGCATGATGAAAACTCAAAAGTATTCTTCTTACAGCCAGCTGTTGGCGACTCGTATGAAGTAGTATTTGGCGATGGCGTAGTCGGTCGTAAACCAAAGAATAATGCAATTGTAATTATTGAATACCGAGTATCAAACGGCGAATTACCGAATGGTGCCTTTAAATTCATCAACGCCGGTCGTATTGACAACGAAGCGAACGTGGCAATTACGACGGTGAGTGCAGCTGCGGACGGTGCTGTTGCCGAAGATCTAAACTCGATCAAGTTCAATGCTCCACGTGCTTTCACTACACAAGAAAGAGCTGTAACTGCAGAGGACTACGAGAATCTTCTCAAGGCAAACTTCCCGGAGATCAATGCAGTGACTGCATATGGCGGCGAAGATGCTACACCTCCGCAGTATGGTCGCATCTTCGTTTCGGTTGACCTGACAGATGTCGATGGTCTACCAAAGATCAAAGAAGATGAGTACAAGAGATTCCTTCGCTCACGTTCTTCGGTAGCGATGGAGCCGCTGTTTATTACTCCGGATTACACGTACCTGAAGATCGATAGCACGGTAAGATACAATATCAACAGAACTGGGCAGAATCCAGAAGATCTTCGTGCATTCGTTATCGACTCTATTCTGAATTATGCCTCGACAAGCCTGAATAGCTTCTCGAAGACTTTCAGATACTCGAAGCTAGTTCAAGCAATTGATGCTACAGACGCTAGCATCATCAGCAATGAAACCGACATCAATCTTGTAAAGTACTTGACACCAGAACTTGGTGTGCCTCTGAACTTAACTATTGATTTCAAGTGCCCTCTGACTCAAGAGATTCCTTTGTTGAGCGATGAACATCCTATTGTTGACGTTCATGCGATTACTTCAACACCGTTCACATATACCGGAATCCAAAACTGTGTTCTAGAAGACAACGGCGACGGCGTTGTTCGAATCGTGACACCAGTTGGGGCAAATCATAAGAAGATTGTTGATATCGGAACTGTTGATTATGACACCGGCGTGGTTAGATTAAATAACTTCAATATTCAAAATTATTCTGGTACATCGCTAAAGATCTATGCTGAACCAAGATCGCGTGATATCACCGCTATCCAGAACGTGATCTTAAATATTATCGAGCCAGATGTGAATATCACTGTCGAACAGATTAGAGAATAATGAAAAAAATAGAAGCAATCATTTCTCCATTCATCGAGAACCAGTTTCCTTCATTCTATAAGGAAGAGGGCCCGCAGTTCATTGCTTTCGCCAAAGCATATTTTGAATGGATGGAAACTGCTAATAATGTTCTGTATCAAGCTCGTAAGCTTCCAGACTATCGTGATATCGATACGACAGTTGACGAGTTTATTGTACAGTTCAAAGAGAAGTATCTCAAAAATATTCAGTTCGATACTGCTACAAACAAAGAACTTCTGATCAAGAACTCGCTTGACCTGTACCGCTCAAAGGGTACAGAGCGTTCTATCGACCTATTCTTTAAACTGGTATACGGCACGTCTGCCGAAGTACGCTATCCTGCTGACAACATTCTACGTGTGTCTGACGGCGTTTGGGAACGACCAGAATATCTAGAAATTACTCATAACAGATACAACGTAGATTATGTAGGCAAGCAAGTTGTCGGTGCACTGTCTGGTGCAAAGGCTTTTGTCGAGAAGTTTATTCGCCGTCGTACCTCTGCTGGATATGTAGATCTGCTTTATATCTCTGGTCGACAAGGCGAGTTTACCAATGGCGAACTCATCGGCTTGAATGTTAACAATCAACCGGTATACGACAGAGCAAAAAGAGCAAAGTTACTTGGTTCTGTAAAAAGAGTATTGATCCAAGACCGTGGCCGTGATTTTCGTGTTGGTGATATTGTAACATTTACCGGATCGACGAATGGTACTGGCGGATTAGCACGCGTTGAAGCGGTAAGCGAAGCGACCGGGATTGTCGATTTCATCTTTATCGACGGCGGATACGGATACACCCTTGACTCTGAATCAATCATCTCTGAAAAAGTAATTACCCTTGATAATGTAGTTGCCAATACAAATAGCGACCAATACTTTAAACTATTCGAGCAAGCAGTAGAGCCAATTGTGAATGCCACATTCACCAGTGCCACTGCAAACCTTGCGATTGGTGATACACTATTCCGTTATGCAGCAAACGGTCAACTAGCTGGGGCCGGCAAGGTCATTGATCTAGATCAAACTGATACCAATGGCACAGTGATGATCTCACATGTGAATGGTGTGTTTACGAATACCACAACTTATTATACAACCGGAAACGCTGTATCGTTTTACGCCAATACGATTGAAGATCGTACTATTGGCGGAAAGGTGATGGGTATCCCTGATGTTTACACCATTTCTATTACCGATCAGACTGGCACCCTGTCAGTTGGCGATTCTGTCTTGTACAAGAATACATCGGCGATTGTTGGCAGTGGCCTAGTTCAAAGTATCACACAAGTTCCTGGTGGCAATACACTTGTTCTTACTTCCGCCCGTGGAACATTCCCAATTGGCCAGAGACTTGAAGTTTCAACAAACTCGTCAGTCTCTGCAAATGTGGCTGAAGTAAATCTTACAGTTGGTGTTTATGAAATTAAAAAGTTCATTAACACACTGAAGTACTCATCGGCCAATAACAACGAATTACCAGTGAGTAACAGAATCTATCGCTATGATAGTGCCGGCAAGAAGATCGCTGAGGGTCTTCTGCTGACGGTTTCACATGATTCTGGAACTGGAACTGGTAACCTTACATTTATTCCTGTGAAGGGATACTTTACAGAGACGGATAGATTTTATACCGACTCGAATACATCACAAGCTACAGTTGTAACATACACCGTTGCAAATGCTGGCGGTGACTATGTTGCGTCAGAACATGCAAGACTGTTCACACAGACAACAAACACGACAGCGGTTCCATTAACTACTAGCTTTGGATCTGGTGCCGGATTTAACGTTGGAACTCTCGGTGATACAGAAGAGGTTTTCATCGGCACCGATCTAATCTCTGCAAATGGGGTCGGAACTCTCGACTATGATCGTGTTGTTCTGACAGTAACATCGAATACTGGTTTTGCTGTTGGTGATAGAGTCTATCAAGAAACAAGTAAAATCGGATTTAACGCAAATAGTTCGGTGAATGCAACAACCGGATTCATTACTCTTCCGACTGCAAATACACGATTCATAGTCGGCGACATTGTCAGATATGAAGTAGCAACAGGAAACACCGCTCTTACCGGACTGTTTAATGGTGATTACTATTACGTTGCTGCAGCGAATACTACAGGTATTATTCTGTCGTATCCTTATCGTAAATCCGATCAAATCAATTCAACTAACTTCTCGACATTCGCCAATAATAAAGTTAATGAAGTTGGTCACTATTTGTATAAAATGGCACACGGAACAGTTTTTGAAATCGGTTCTGGCGTGATCCGAACAAAAGATAACCATAACGCATTTGGAAATACCGGCGGAACTGCAAATACCACAACATATGCAAATAGCAATGTGATCAAGTATAGTGGTACTACAACAAATACCGCTATCAACTCCATTACAGTATACACGACTCTTACACAAGCAAACCAGGCATATTCTGCTCTTCCAGTTGCTGCCGCTGCTTTTGGATTCCCAAAGAATCCACAGGGTGATTCAAAGAATACTATCTTCTCGTGTCTTTCGTTTAATAAGTTTACGATAGGGTCGATCGGATCACTATCTGGAGTCGACCCAGGTTCTGGTTATAACGTCGACCCATATGTTATTGCACACCAGCCATACATTTCTGGATTCAATCGAAAAGACTTTGTGATCACTGTTACTGATTCTACTGGTGTGTTTGTTGTAGGTGAAAGAGTAAATCAAACACTTGCCAATCTTGTGTACTATGATCTAAAGGTAGATGATGGTGCATACAGCAATACGTTTGATGAAAAAATCGCAACAGTGAATACAAAAGACGAGATTCAAAGCGCAAATGACTTTATTCTGTATGCATCAAACACTGTAACATTTAATACTACAGATGAAGTCAACTCAAATACCGACTTTATTACAATTGCAAATGCAGACGTAAATTATCCAGCAAACTCGTATGTGCGTTATTATACCAACACCGGAAATACTGCATTAACTGGTCTATCAAATAACGCGTTCTATTTTGTTGCGTATGCTAACTCTACTGGAGTTACTCTTTCATCAACCGTCGGTGGCGCAAACCTAAATATTACACAGACTTCGAACGTAGCGACATTCAACTCAAACACCTCTGTAAATGGAACTGCTAACTTTATCAGTATTACGAATGCGAACACATTGTTTGCAAACGGCCAACAAGTCAGATATCTGACTGCCGCCGGAAATACTGCAGTTACCGGCCTGACGAACAACGCACTATACTATGTAAGATACGCAAACAGCACCGGTCTTGCTCTGTCCGAAACCGTTTCTGGAGCAAACGTCGATATTACCGCTCTCAATCCTGGAGGTTCTGGTCACTTCCTGAGATATTATAATGCAGATGCAAACGGGCATAATCTGGTAAAGTATGCAAACGAGTTTGCCAACAACCAGAGACTTCTGTACAGAACACCTGCATCAAATACCGTGATTGCAGGCCTGGCAAATAACACTGCGTACTATATTGTCAATGCAAACACAGTTGGATTCCAACTATCTGATACTCGCGGCGGTGCGGCCAAGACTGTAAATGCTACAGCCGGTGCAGCAGAATCACATACATTCTCGACCGTTCCTGGATTCTTACCAGGAGATCGTCTGTATGTAAACAGTTCACCGGTTGTGAACGTTACGGTGCAATCAATCTATACCGTCGGAGCAAACGGATTTGTTCGTGTGTCTGGTAATACCGGTACACTTACAACAAATACTCTACACTCGTATTCGAATCCATACGCAAGCGCAAACGTTTCAAATATTGCGCTGTATCAAATCACCTCAACTGCAAAGGGTATTGTCAAGTCGGCAAACACATCAGTTGTTCGTGTGAAGAGACTTACATTCGAAAACACATTCCAAGAAGGATCGTTGCTGATTGGTGATGTTTCAGGTGTTTCTGCAAATGTGGTTGGTGTAGCACAAGATCTAGATGTTCTATATCCGATCGGACTTAATGCAGATATCGAAGCAAATGTTATTACAGCAAACGGACAGGTCACATCTCTTCAGGTTATCGATTCTGGTATCGGTTATTCGAATGGTGACGTACTACAATATACATCAGAAGATGGACTCAGAGCTGGGTCGATCAAGGTTGTAATTGACGGTCACGGGATTGGCAAGGGTTATTACAGAAGTACAAAGGGCTTCCTCTCAGAAGACATGTACGTACATGATGGCGATTACTATCAAGAATATTCTTATGAGATTCTTTCAAAGATCTCGGTTGATCGCTATGCCGATATGTTCAAGAAGGTAATGCACACAGCTGGCACGAAGTTCTTCGGGTCGGCGGTTATTGTTGAAGAAGACTCGGCAACAGTAGAACTTTCAGAGATTGCAACCGGTCAAGAAGTACAGTTTAACTCAGCCACAGATGTCAGCTCTGTGAATGAAACGATTGATACTGATATTACGCCAAATCCATTTGCGAATGGAGATATTGTAAGATATACTACAGCTGCAGCAAATACTGTTGTCCAGGGTCTAGCAAACAATACTAATTATTATATTGTTCAGACATCCGGAACTACAGTAAAGCTTGCAAGCACTGCGAATGGAACTCCTATAAATATAACAGCTAATACTACAGCAAGTGGAGCTGCAACATCAGGCCACTATTTGACAAAGACGATCGAGGAATAAATGTCAGTTACTCAGAAACTTGTAACAACAAATTTTAATGTAGAAAGCGCCGCAAGTTTTGTGAGCTCTTTTGCAAACAACGATTACTTTGTCTTTGCTGGTAAGCATACTCCATATCCTGGAAGTGATGCAAACCTAACTACACCGAATAATAGTTTGAAGTCAACAAACCTTGACGTCTATGATAACATGATCTTCGCCAAAAGAATTTCTTCCAGCGATGTGGTGCATGTTGTCAACAAATATCTTTGGACTTCAAATACTTTCTATTACAAGTATGATCATCGTGATGGTGATCTTTACGACAAGAGATTTTACACCGTTGTAGACGATAGCACAGAGTTTAATGTTTATAAGTGCCTATTCAATGCTAGTAATACTACAGTCAATGTAAATTCTACTGTTGCTCCTTCAACAAAAACCCTAGATCCAATTATTACCGGCGACGGTTATATTTGGAAGTACATGTATAGCATCTCAAAAACACAATATGAAAAGTTTGCAACTGGGAATTATATTCCGGTTGTTGCTAATACAACCGTACAGGATGGTGCAGTTGACGGAACGATTGAAGTAATTGATATTATTACTCGCGGCCGTGGTTATGACAACTATATCGAAAACGGTGTGTTTAGAACAACCGATCTTTCAGTCGGAGGATCGAGCGAAGTTTATGGTGCACCTGATGATGCCGAAGCTGAAGATGACTATTACCGTGGTTGTGTAATCAAGATTACCAACTCTTCTGTAGGAGCTGCAGGACAATATCGTCGAATTGTTGATTATCGTGGTGTTGGTGGCCAGAAGATCTTTACTTTAGACTCTGCATTTACGACAGCACCCGCTGCTGGTGACGAGTATGAAGTCTATCCGTATGTTTATGTTTGGGGTGATGGAACAGAAACTACTTCCGCTGAAGGAAGAGCTATTATAGATTCTACTGCCAATTCCATCGTAGAAATCGAAATGCTGAATGTTGGTGCTGGTTATCGCTATGGCGAATCATATGCTGGTAAAACACCAGATACTATTCCAGTTACGATTAATAGCGCTTTTATTGATCTTCCTGCTTCTATTGCAAATAATGCTAATTTCACGGCTGCAACACTTCAGCCGATTATTTCGCCAATCGGCGGGCATGGGGCTGATCCTCTTAAAGAACTTGGGGCAAGAAGAGTTTGCATCAGCACAAAATTTACAAATAGCGAAGGCGGAACTATTCCAGTTGAGAATGATTTCCGTCAAGTCGGAATTGTAAAGAATCCTTTATTCACAAATGTAGATATTATTTTAAGATCGGCAAACACCGTCGGTGGCAGCTTTACGATCGGCGAAACAGTACATCAATTCAAGCAATATAAGCTACACGGAAACGTATCAGTAACCGCATCAAATAGCACTATTAAGAAAACAGACCAGGGACGTATTTCATCAACTGTTACCATCACAAATGGCGGTACCGGATATAACAGTGCAGTTGATACAATTACTGTAAACAACACCGGCACAGGTGGATCTGGCTTTGCTGCGACCTTTGCTAATAATGGATCAGGTGTAATCACTTCGGTTACAGTAACCAATCAAGGTAATAATTATGTTACGGTTCCAACACTTTCGATTAGTACAGCTACCGGTTCGAATGGTCAACTTGCGGTTGCACTAGCAAATCCGCAGACTCCGACATTTAAAGACAATTTTGCTGTTGGGGATTATGTTTTAGTAACTAACGGAAGCAATAACTATCTTTCGACTGTTGCAAGTGTACCTTACGATTATCAGATTACTGCATCTACCAATTCTACATTTACAGCCGACAACTGCGAAATTTCAGCTCTTGTTCTAGAGGCATCCGGAACAGTTACTTCGACAAGTGCCGGGCAAATTACACTTTCAAATGTTTCAGGGGTGTTTACAGAAGAATCAAAGATCATTGGTCTTACTTCGAATACGACTAGCATTATCCAGACAACTGCTCTTGCCGGTCAAGCTGCTATTCAAGTCAATGATAAAACTGCAGGATCTTTTGATACGGCAGTTCAACTGTCAAGACTTGTTGGCAACTTCCCTTCAGGTGGTACAGACTTTATTTCTGATGAAACCATTCAACAGAATAGCCTAGTAGAATATGCTAAGCCACGTGGCGCTTTCCACTCTATCAGTCTTGGCGGCGGTGTTGATGACGATGTCATGTATATCAGTAATAAATTTGGAATCTATAATCTAGACCCGGCTGGAGTAAGAAATATCGTTGGTGCAACTTCTGGCGCTACCCTTCAGAATTTGAGTAATAAATATCCTGGAGACTTTGTTGTTGGCAGCGGTCAAGTTCTATATATTGAAAATCTAGATCCGATTACTCGAAGCGGCAACAAATCAGAAATAATTAAGATAATTTTGGAGTTCTAAATAAATGGCTCTGCAGACAGACCTAAACGTATTTCCATATTACGACGACTACGACCCGAACAAGAATTTCTATCGTGTTCTTTTTCGCCCGGGCGTGGCCGTTCAGGCACGTGAGCTAAATCAGCTACAGACTATTCTGCAGAATCAAATCGAACGATTTGGCGACAATATTTTCAAGCGTGGTACAATCATTGAGGGTTGTAACATTGTTCGCCATCCAGTGCTGCCATTCGTCAAGATCAAAGACACCGAAACTGACGGAACACAAATTGCTGTTACTGCATACGAAGGTATGTCCGTTCGTAACAGTTCAAACGTAACCGGTTATATTGTCAAGACGGTTGCCGGGTTCGAATCGCGCGCACCTGATCTTAATACTCTCTATGTCAAGTACAATTCGTCGGGTTCTGATTCGAATACTTCGACATTTGCTGCCGGCGATACACTCACTGTATTCAGCCCACTTTATCCAATCTTTAAGACACGCGTAACCAACGGGTCATCGCTATTTAGTAATAATGATGGAGTTGTGTTCGTTTCGGCTCTTGCTGTACAGAACTCGACCGGGGGCGCAACATTCCCTGCCGCGGCATTCGTAGCAGGTCAAGTAATTCAGAACGGTGTTGCCAACATACAGATTATTGAAGCAAATACCACAGCAAATACTCAAGCTCTTATTCTTAAGGTGAAGCCGCTTGCTGCTGACCTTCTGACTGCAAACACGACAAAGTGGCGCTTCGGTGCTGGTGAAACTATTCGTAATGCAACAACTGCAAATACTGCAAACGTTGTAGCCGTGATTGGTTCAGGTGCTGCTGGTTCTCTTGTAACAGACTCTCTCGGTAAGATTACTTCTATCTCTATTACCGGCCAAGGCGGTGGATACTATGTTGCTCCACACGTAACTGTTATGAAGCAGACTACATCTTCGCTTTCAGCAACTGAAATTGCGGATCTCGATGTCACCGCTCTTAACTATATGGCCGATGTGACTGTTGCTAACTCGTCGCTGACACCAGTCGGAACCGGTTATGGTGTAACGGTCGATGAAGGTACCATTTATCAGAAGGGCTTCTTCTCACGCGTTTCATCACAGCTCGTTGTTGTAAGTAAGTACTCGAACACAGACTTTGATAAGTCGGTTGGATTCTACACTGCAGAAGACATCATCGACAGCAACGAAGATACTTCTCTTCTAGACAATGCTACTGGCACATACAACTACGCTGCTCCTGGCGCAGACCGTCTGAAGTTGACTCCAGAACTTCGCGTTCTTGACAAAGAAGAAGCTGATGCAAATACAGACTTCCTTCCTGTCATCGAGTTCGCTGATGGTCGTCCATACAAGCAAACACAGAGCACTGTTTATAATGTTATCGGTAACGAGATTGCTAAGAGAACATATGAGGAGTCTGGTAACTATGTTCTAGACCAGTTTATTCTTTCTACTCGCGATTCTTCTACATTCTCTGAAACACCATCTGTCTTCAAGATCAACGTTGATCCAGGTAAAGCCTACATCAATGGTTTCCGTGTAGAGACAGAACACTACAGAGCAAATGTCGCCAAGGGTATTGCAACCGCAACCAATAATTCGGCTAAGATTCGTCTTGGATACGGAAACTTTGTTCGCGTAAATCAACTGGCTGGTAACTTTGCTTTCAACCTCGGAGCTCAGATCGATCTCCAGAGCGCAGCTGCTACTTATGTTACATCGAATGCCGGCAACACAATCACAGCCGCTGGTACTAAAATCGGCGAAGCTCGCATTCGTTCAATAACTCTTGAATCTGGTGAACCAGGTTCTGCCAATGCCGTGTACAGGCTGTATCTATTTGATATCGTCATGAGCAGCGGCAAGAACTTCGGTGCTGTACGTTCTGTTTATTACGGTGGAACAAACAGAGGTGTTGCAGATATTGTTCTTGGTGCATCTGGTGCAGCAGTGCTAGAAGATGCCGGAGCCAGTGCTCTTCTTTATAGCTCTGTTCCTGCTATGAAGTCAGCATCAAATATCTCCTACACATATCGTACAATTAACGAATCAGAAACTGCAAACACGACAGGATACATTGAACTAAATCTTGGTACCGGTGAAAACTTCCCTTATACTGGTGCACTAGGCACTACTGCTAAGAGAGAACTTCTTGTTATACCGAAAGCCAACTATCAGGCTTCTGCTGCGGCAACAGGAACAATTTCAATCGGCGCTGGATCTACTTCAAATACAATCGTTGCTGGTGCTGGTGGTACAAACTTCTTGAATGTATTTAGTGCCGGCGACTTTGTCAAGTTCGCAAATAGCACCGGCGGTACAACTGTAATTAGTCAGGTTGCTCAGGTGACTGGCGCGTCGTCGATGATTCTTACAGCTGGTCCAGGGCAAACATACAGTGGTGGTACAGCGACTCTATATTTCCCAGCCAATGTTCCTATTTCACTAACAAACAAAGCATCGCGCTGGGCGAACGTAAGCGTTTCGAACAGCCAAGTCATGACTATCTACCTTGCAAACAATATTGCAAACTCGACAGGTAGCTCGTCATCTGCTAACGTAATGGTGATCTACAACGCTACGCGAAACAATGTAAGCTCGGCTGTAAAAACATCAAACCGCTCAGTTCACACCCGCCTCGTGTGCTCTAACAATGCTGGTGGTGTGCGTGGACCATGGGCTCTTGGTCTATCTGATGCTTTCCGTCTCAGAAAAGTATATCAAGCCAACGGTGCTTCTACTGCAAAGACGTTCAATGCCAATACCGGTGTTTTAAACTCCGGCACTGCAAACGCATTTATTCAGATTTCCAACAATCCATTTGCTAATGGAGATTCACTTGTTTACGCGGACAATGCTACAACAATTACAGGACTATCTGACGGCGGAACATACTATGCTGTATATGCCAATAGTAGCGGTATGGCTCTTGCTTCTACTCGTGGTGGAGCCAATCTAACTCTTACCGCGACAGGAACATCTGAGAACCATACGCTCACCGGCCGCGCGATCTTCTTTACCGGAAACACGTATGGAGTGCTGGATGTCACAAATGATTTCTATATTGACACAAACCAGAAAGAAGACTATTTAGATACTTCTTATCTGTACAGAAAGCCACGTGCAACTGCTCTGTCGACAAATGACGTTCTACTTGTTCAATATGACGTCTTCACCGGTGGTGACGCTAGCGTAAAAACAATCAGCTCTTATCCAATTGATGATAGCCTTGGGTTTACTGCTCTTACTGCGTCGGCTAATGTCCATACAATGGAAATCCCAGAGATCCTGGGAACAAGCGGAATCTATTATGATCTTCGTGATCAGTATGACTTCCGTCCTCGTTCAGCTAATACAATCAACTTGATCACAGACATCTCTTCTGTTGCCGCAGGAGCAAATGCTGCTTCTATTATCAACCCAACAGAACCAAGTGCTGCAAACCGTTTCACTGCTTCTGAGAAGTATTTCCCCGCACCTGATACTGATCTGACAGCAAATATCGAATACTATCTTGGTAGATCGGATCGTGTTGTTGTTGATAGCAACGGCGACTTTGTTGTTCGTACCGGCAAGAATGGATTCCAGAATGAGATTCCACCCGAGCCACAGAACAGCTTGACTCTTCAGGTTCTAAGCATCCCACCGTATCCTTCACTTCCACAGTCACTGTCGGAAGACATGGCGAAGATCATTGATACGAAGGTTGCTAATGAATCGTTCGGAAGAAGAGTAAAGAATTATTCTGTTACTACTCTGATTAGTGCTACAGACCGCTCGCGTATCCAAGTCAAGGGATACAAGATGTCTGATATTGCTTCTCTCGAGAAGCGTATTAAGGATCTGGAATACTACGTATCGTTTACTCTAGCAGAGGCACTGGCTAAGGCAAGATTTATTCCTTCGTCGCTTGATGCTCTGACCGACCGTTTCCGTTTCGGATTCTTTGTTGATCCATTCACCGACTACAATTATTCTGATCTTGGAAACCCAGAGTTCTATGCTACAATCAAGGACGATCAACTTGGTCCAAGACTGTCTGAACTCAATCTTGAATTCAAGCCGCAGGATAACTCGGTAGGTGTTGTAACGCTTCCATACAACGAATTCACTATTGTATCACAGAATGATGCAACTGATGGTTCGGTCGAAGGACCTGTTGAGGTTACCGTTGTTACTCAAACCACTTCGATTGCTCTCCAGTCTCAACGCAGCACATCAAAGAGCGATAGCGGAACGGTATACGAAGAGTTCTTCTATACATTCAGTAGTCTGGCTGGACCGGTTGAGTTCTATATCAACGGCCGCGATAACAACCTGGCTCTGGAAGTGTTCCAATCTCAGACACCTGGCGGTGAATATGTAACCACATATACTTCGGCAGCCGCTCTTCCTCTTACAAATGCTGATATCTCGGCTAAGGGTCTAAGCGTCCTGAATGATGGAAGAAAGATTGAACACCCAGGTTCTATGGAACGTAAGTCTTATGGTCCTGTTGGTGGTTGGATCGAAGATCACTTCAAGCTTCTTTGGACACACAATCCAAATGATGGTCAGTACTATAAGTTTAGAATCTATAAAGGCAAGTTCGACAGTGGTCTCTTCCAGAGTGCCAAGGCAGGAACCTTTGGTTACAAACTATACTACCCATCGGATGTTGTAACTCGCGAAACACGTATTGTACCAAATCCAGCCAATTTCGGTTATACTGGTGTGGTACATAACGTTTCTCCATCAGAGTTTACAATTTCTCTATCGACACAATATGTCTATGGCGATTTCTTCGGTTCGATTCCAACCGGAGAATATATCTCTGATGCTCAAAAGTTCTCGATTGCAATCACTGGTCTAAAACCAAATACATATCACAAGTTTGTATTTGACGGCGAGGATCAGACCTCGAAGTGCTCGCAGTCAAGAACATCCACAACAAATACAAGTGGACTTCTGACTGACGCAAATGGTACGCTCACCTTTGATTTCTACTTTGATGCTGGAATCAATGAAGCTACCAGTGATCTTGAGCAACAAAACAAACTGGCAGCAGCAAAGGCTGGGATTAAGGTCTTCACCGTCCAGTCATATGATGGCAACTCGAAGACAACAGGTTCTATTGGTCTAAAGTATTACACAAGCCTTCCATATGGTTACGCCGATCCGGTTGGTCTAAATACTTCGCAGACTGCTACAATGGCTTCCACTGTTGAATCGCCGACTGTTACAACAGAAATTCCAGTTGGATTTACTTCACAGTATATCAATGATGCAATGGATAGAAATAATGTTCGATTCATTGACTGGAATGGTCTTAACGAGCAGCTTTACTAATAATAAATAAAGAAAAGACTAAGAGGAATTAATGTCGACATTTGACTATATTCAAACATTCTATGTAAATCCTGATACGGTTGCAAATGCGACTGAAATCATGTTGACTTCCGTAGATCTGTTCTTTAAAGCAAAGCCTGCAGAAAATGCTAATGTCAGTGGTACAACAAAGCCCGGCATTAACGTTTGGATTTGTGAAGTAGAAAACGGCGATCCAAACCCAAATCTTTCGCTAGTTAATTCTGTCAAGGCGATTGATTACGATTCTGTCAATATCAGCAGTGATGCACAAACACCAACTGTTGTTGGCTTTTCAAATCCCGTTTTAATCAAAACAGACAGATATTACGGGATTGTAATCAAGTATAACGATCCTGCTTATGACATTTGGACGAATGTTCAAGGTGATAGACTGATCGGATCAGGCGGAGTTACTAATACCGCTTCGCCAGGTTCACAATCACGTTTTGATGGCTTCCTTTATAAGGCGACTAACTCAAATAGTTATGACAAGTTCAGCAACAAAGATCTGAAGTTCAAAGTAAAAGTAGCTCAGTTTATTTCGAACACTGTCACAGTACCTCTTGTAAACAAAGACTATGAGTTCTTTACCATCGACTCTACTTCATCTGGAGCATTTATCGGCGGTGAATGGTGTTATCAGAATGTTGCAAATGCCACCGGTACTGTTACGGTGTCTTCTGCATCGAATACGATTGTAGGATCTGGTACAACTCTCACCGGATATAATATCGAAGACAAGCTTGTTGTTTCAAACGGAACAGTGAGCGATGTTCTTACAATTACAAATGTGATTAATGCTACTGCCATGACTGTTGATAGATTCCCAAGCTTTAGTGCTTCCGGAATCGGATTCAAGGTTCCACCGATCGGTGTAGTATACTTCACAGACTATACAAAGAATAAAGTGTATCTTGTAGATTCCTCTGCAAACAGTTCTGTCAAGTTTGCAACCGGAACCAGAATTATTGGGGCAAGATCCGGTGCTTCTGCAAATGTAACTTCAATCGATCGTTTCCAGGTTGATAACTTTAAGCCAACATTTCTGATTGGTAATCCAACCACTTCAGATTATTCGATGGTTTACAATATTGCTAACTCATCGAATGCAATGCCAGCCACTACAAATAATCTTGAATTACTGAAGTTCAACAACGCAGTGAGAGAATCTTATATTCTTTCGAGATCGTTAGAAGTTGATAACATCAATCTGTATGGCGCAACAAGAAAATCTGCGGTTGTCAACGTTACATTTAATGTGGCCGTAACCGAAGCAAATCGATTCTCTGTTCCTTATCTGAAGACCAATGAACTTGATTTCTTCTTCTATCAGAATGATATTAACAATACCTATACAGAAACTCGTGGAAGTATTACGGACTACGACACCGAAGTTGATCGCAACGGTCTTGCAAAATCAAAGTATATCTCGAAGAAGATCTCGTTTGGTGAAGGCAGATACGCAGAAGACGTAGTTGTCTATCTTGCAGGATATCGTCCAGCCGGTACACAAATCAAGGTGTATGCAAAGCTGCACAACGCTGCTGACAAGGAAGCGTTCGATGATAAAGCCTGGACACCGTTAGAACTCAAGAACAACACCGATCGATTCAGTACAGAAGATCCAAAGGATCTGTGGGAATATACCTACGGTCTTCCACAATATCCAGAAGTTCATACCGCTCTATCTGGTACTTTCCTAACGACTCTCAGCAGCAACTCGATTGCTACCTCTACTGATCAATCTTCTATTGTTTCTACTGGTGATTTAGTTCGTGTGTATAGTGTTCTTACACCTGAGAATCATGAAGTATTCCCAGTGTCGAGTGCAAACTCTACTGCTATTACTCTCTTCAAGCCAATATCAAACACTAATATTGTTGGCGATGTTGGTGTTCAAAAGCTGAAGTACAAGAATGTTGCATGGAATAATATTGCCAATGACAACGTAGCAAGATATGTTACTTCATCATATACAGAATTTGATACGTACAATACTATGCAGATTAAGGTTGTTCTACTTTCTGAAAATACACATACTGTACCAAAGGTAGAACAAATCCAAGTAATTGGGGTATCTGCATAATGTTAGCAAAAACAAATCATCATGGTTATGTAAAAGATACCGATACCGGTGTCATCATAAATAACGATGAAGAAGAATATAAAAAGTTCTTGGCAACACGAGAATCTATTAAAAGAAACAACAATCTGTGCAAGAGAATAGATGAAGTTGAAAACGATCTTCGTGATATCAAAGAACTTTTACTACAGTTAGTACATAGGAATAATTAATGGCAAGACAAGTAGCTAACGTAGACATTATTACTGATAGTTTTGAAGTTTGGTTGCTTCAGACCAACGAACTGCTGCATGCCTTTTCACGTGAAATCATCACGGCCAATACCACATATGCTAACACTGGCAACTCGACGATTAGCCGTACCTCTCAACTATGGGGTACCTTTGGTGCTAATAATCTTGTAGTAACAGATGCTCTTCGTGGCGGTAATGTCAACGGTCTTTCTGCCAACCTGGTAATTACCACAAATGCTACTGCTTACGTTGCTGCCGATGCTGGCATCCGTGTGCTAGCAGGCAACAGCACTTCGAACAGTTTCCTCAGTCCAGTTGGCGTTCACTTAGGTCTTGGTACTGCTAATACTGTCGTTAACAGCATAGCTATTATAACACAATCCAACAATGTTGTAAACACAAATATTAGCCCAACGCGCATTCAAATTGCAAATAGTACGTCAACTGCAAACATGACACCGACTGCTTTCAGCACCGGCCTGTTTGTTGGTAATACTACTGCGATGGCTATTGGTGCAAATGTATATGCCAATGCTACTTCTGTATATGTCGGTAACTCTACACTGAATAGTACATTCGGAAATGGAACATGGTCGGGTACTGCTAACCTTGCAATTACTCCTACCGGTTATCTTACAGTTACTGGCGCTGCTAACGTTACAAGTAATGCTAATTTTGCAAATACAGTTACGGTCACTGGAGCAACAACTCTCTCGAATACTCTTGCAGTCACAGGAAATGTAACGCTTTCAAATACTCTTGCTGTTACAGGCGCTGCAACTCTTTCTAGCACTCTTGGTGTGACTGGAGCGACAACACTCTCGAATACATTGACCGTATCTGGACTTGCAAACGCCGCAGCCGGATTAAATACCACGACAGCAAATGCTTCTGTGGCCGTGAATGTTGGAGCAAACGTCAATTTAACAACAACCGCTGTAAATGTTGGCAACTCAACAGTTAATACTGCAATTACTGCTACAGCAATTGACACCGATGGAACTCTAGCGGTTCTCGGTGCTACTACTCTTTCAAATACGCTTTCAGTCACCGGCCTGACTACTGCTTCCGGTAATTTAAATACACCAACAGCAAATGCTTCTGTGGCCGTGAATGTTGGTGCCAATGTTAACTTGTCGACAACATCTATAAATGTTGGCAACTCGACTGTTAATACGTCTATTACTGCTACAGCAATTGACACCGATGGAACTCTAGCGGTTCTCGGTGCTACTACTTTGTCAAACACTCTTAATGTGACTGGACTGGCATCTCTGAATGGTGCGCTAAATACTACAACAGCAAATGCTTCTGTGGCCGTGAATGTTGGTGCAAACGTTAATCTTACTACGTCTAGATTTAACGTTGGTAACTCAACGGTTAATACATTCATTACATCCACTGCTATTGAAACAGACGGCACGCTCACAGTTCTTGGAGCAACATCACTAGCAAATACGCTTGGTGTGACTGGAGCTGCTACGCTTTCAAATACTCTTGGTGTATCTGGAGCTACGACCCTTTCTAGCACTCTTGGTGTGACTGGAGCTGCAACGCTTTCGAATACAATTGCAGTAACCGGTGCAGCTACGCTTTCGAATACATTGAACGTAACTGGTCTATCAACACTAGGTCTTCTGAATGCGACAACTGCTAACGTAACTACACTGAATGTCGGTGCTAATGTTAATCTGTCGACGACACGAATCAATGTTGGCAATTCGACTGTTAATACATTCATTACTTCGACTGCAATTGAAACTGATGGTACGCTCACAGTTCTTGGTGCAACATCATTAGCGAATACTCTTGCAGTTACTGGCGCAACAACACTTTCGAACACGATTACAGTTACCGGTGCGGCTAACGTACTTAGCACCTTTGGTGTTGGCGGTGCCACATCTCTGGCTGGATCTCTTACCGTTGGCGGTGTTACTACACTTCAAAACGAATATGTAATCGACGTGGCAGCAAATGCTGACATTGGTTCTACTGTTGGTCCTGTACTTGTTTACAGATTCCCGAAAGCAACGTATGCTTCGGCCAAGTTTGAAGTCCAGGTAAAGAATGGTAATACACAACTTTCAGAACTAGTTCTAGCTCATGATGGCGGACTCAATGCCTTTGTGACTGTGTATGGTACTGTTGCTTCAAACGGTGGCGCTTCTCCACTCGGAACATTTACTGCAAATACTGATACTGCGAATGTGAATCTCTATCTCGTTCAGACTGTTGCAAACTCGGCCGTGAAGGTCGTAGCTCATCTAATTAAGTAAGGTTGACATGGCAAATACGACTTTTAAAGTAGACAATGGACTTTTAGTAAACGAAGATGCGCTGTTTACGGCGAACGCAACTGTAAATGGTCATGCTGTTGTTAATCAGACTCTTTCGGTGAATGGACCT